GTTCGAAAATCAGAATCATTCAAAGTCGAATATGATGTTGCTGATTTACTTAGTTCTAAGTTGACGGAACGACCAACAGTCGTTCCGCCTATAGAAATTATACCAGATGTAATCAATGGCATAACTTATTCACCTTTCAATTCATCAATCTGTGCTTGTAATTCTTTCATACCCTGTATCAACAAACCAACAACATTGCCATAAGCTACCGACATCATATCATCTTCATTCTCACCTAAAATAACTGCTTCAGGTAATACTTTAAACAATTCTTGAGCAATAACACCAGTTTGTCGAGGTACATCAGGTGTATCAGTTCTATCAAAAGTGTAACCAGAAATTTGAGAAATTTTGTCCATAGCATCTGGAATGACTTCGATATTTGTTTTGACACGAATATCTGAATATGCTGAGACATTTCCAGTCGCTGTGATATCGCCAGTTACATTTAGATTACCAACTAATGTATTTGCTTGATCTCTCCGAGCGAATGTAGCTGAATCAATTCCATCTAATAAGTTCGCATCAGCGGCTTTACCAGTAGTGGTTAAGAAGTAAGTTGAATCATGACCGTCTAATTTATCAGCATCAGCCGCTTTTGCTGTCAATCCCAAATATGAAGCAGAGTGAGTATGTGTAGCTGGTGAGAAATAAGATGCTTGGAACGAATCCAAAGTATCAGCATCTAAGCCTGAACCCGAACCATCTACCGTTTTAATCTTAGTTAATACATCAGAAGCAGTATACGAAGCAGATGGTAACTTAGTAGCGATATTGTTTGTTACTGTTGTTGAGAAGTTAGCATCATCACCTAAAGCGGCCGCTAATTCATTCAATGTATTCAATGCGCCAGGTGCTGAATCAATAACATCATCAATCAATGAATCAACTTCTGTTTTGTTATATGTACTTGTTTGTGGAGCGAAATAAGTAGCTTCATGGCCATCTAATTTATCAGCATCTAATCCAGAACCAGAACCATCTATAGTTTGAATAGCATCCATATAATCTTGAGCGGATTTAACAAAGTATGCCGCTTCATGTCCATCTAATAAATCAGCATCTAATCCAGAACCCGAACCATCTAATGATAAAACTTTTGAAAAAACATCTGTTGCGGAATATGAAGAAGCGTTTAGTTTTAAAGCATCAGCAGTATCAACATACACTTTCGACACAACCACTCCAGCAGTTCCACCAACAGGACCAAATTCAAATACATCAGTTGCTTCATTAAATACAAATTGATATGAAACTAAGTTACCTCGATCAATATCAAATCCAGCATAACCAGCAGTAACTCCATCACCTTGTTCACCATCATTCAAAGTGATTCTGTTATCTTTTGCGGTAAATGTTGTTGTATCCATTTGAATATTAGTACCTTCAAATATAACATCACCACCAAATGTAGCAGTTTCAAAAATAGCATGTCCAGTAACTTCAACATCACCACTAAATGAAACATCAGGAGCAGTAAAATGAATTTCAGAAGTAGCACCAAAATTGACTTGACCACCAACTCCAGTTGATTGAATTGAAACTTGTCCATTCATACCAGAAGTAGAAATCTCAATACCGTTTTGCGAAATCATTTTGGATTCGCCCGTACCTGTAGTTTTAATTGAAATTCCCTGATCAGCATCTGCTTTGATTTCTACAGTTCCAGAATCTGTTCCGATAACAGGTGTATCACCTAGATAAAGTGTATTTTCAGCTAAATGGAGTTCATCAATCCAAGCAGTCTTAAAGCGTTTATTGCTAGAACCTAAATCTAATTGTGAAGACGAATTTGGTAGAATATTCCCAAAAACTTCAGCATTACGGAATTGAATATCTGATGTGCTTGAAAGACCTGATTGGGTAGCATCCAATTCGGCTCTTAGTCCAGTAACAGCATCTATCGAGTGTCCATGCGTCCATGGAGCAAATCTCGATTCGATTGTTACCGAATTTAAATCAAAATAATTTAAAGACATTTGTTGTAATCCTTTCGAAAGATTAATTTATAAAATAAGCGTTATTTGTATTTATAAATATAATTATAACGTATTACTAACTAATCAAAGGAGAAATTAATGGGTTCACAAACAAATCATAATGCGGCATATCTTTATTCGGTAGATGGATTAACGCCTTGGGAAAAATTAAGAGTTATTCGAAACTTCTTGACTCAACATCAACAAAATCTTAAACTTTCGGAATTGAATTTTGAAAAAGCAACATACAAAATTTCACAATTAGATGATTCAATTCTCTCGGATTTTAAACGAAGAGAATTCGAAATCACCAAAGCCGAATCTTTAGACGTTAACCAGAAATGCCGAAATGAAATCAAATTTCTGATAGACCTTGAAAAACAATTAGTTCAGCTTACCGAACCAACTCGTTTAGAAGGTAAATCTGATGATGAAATGTATGAGATTAATTACTACAATGAATTGAGTACACATATTGTTAGAAATTGTCATGCGGATATTTTAACACAAGGAGTTATTTCATCTAATAATATGAAAGAATTATTACGATGTCCACCAGCTTTACAAGTATTATCAGATCAGGGAATTTTGAATTTACCAGAAGTCAATGCTTTATTGACTTATAATGATATGGTGTTACAAGAACCAAATATTCAACTTCAACATTCAAATTCTGGATTAGCACTTAGTTCAGATTAATACTTGGTGCTGTTACAGTTACAGGACCACCTGATGTCAAATCAGTCGAACCAGAAACATTGATAGTCCAACTTCCACCAATATTATCGGATTTTGAACCGTCAATGTTTCTGGTTTCATTTCCTCCAACTTGGTCAGTTTTATTCCCATCAATAGTTTCATTTTCATCTTTATGGATAGTCACATTATGGTCTTCATGGATAATTTCGATATGATTTTTTGAGACTTCCATTTTCATATCGCCATTGGTTAGTATAATGTGGTCAGTTTCGGTTTTTTCTGTTTTCAATTTAGGTTCGATGTTCGTATATGAGCCATTAGGATGGAGTATGTATATACGTTCATTACCTTGTGTCTCATCCACCAAAATGACGTGTCCAGCGTGTGTTTCCGTAACGACTCTTACTTTGCCATATTTTCCAGCTTGAAGTTGATTTTTTATGTCTTTTTCGTTGATTTCACCACCAGCAGAATTGTACTTGATTAACGAATCAGGAACTTCCTGTCCCTTAGATACACCAGCAGTCCGATTTTGTTTGCCCTCTTCCAAAGGTATCAATTGTTGTTGATATCTTGAAGTACTAGATTCACCATTTATCTTTTCTAAAAAATCACTCATGAAAATGTACTCCTAACCCAACCTAACCACAAAATCTTCATCGGATTTTTGACATCAGGGAAAATAACATATAGATAATCCCCAACATCAGGAATATCACCAGATGAAAATTTTGAAAACGCTACTCTATCTGCCCAAATAGCATTCTCTAATATCTTCTGTTGTCTAAATTATGAATTCCAACAACACGTACCAAAACACGTTCCATTGCTTTCGGATCGTTATTGTCCACAACTTCTGCTATATGTATACCATTTAGTAATCTATCCGAACCGTTTGTTCGCCAATCTATATTTTTCATTTATTTAGCTCTTTCCGCTTTCGGTGTAGGCATTTCGATATCAGAAATCTTCTTCCAATTAATCAAATCTTTTCTATTCAAATCACCAAAACCATCTCGGCATAATGTCATAACTTGAGAATATGTATCATTTTTGAAAACATGATTGATATTCCGAATAAGATAATAACCTTCTAAAAATTTATGTCTGGATTTCTGATCAGCATTAGCATTTATAGATGGTATTTCTAATTTCACTAATTGCCCACAAGATCTATCAGTTGCGCCCGGCACGACTACATTAAATTTTAACAAATCAGTCAATAGATTTGAATATAATATATTTCTTCTCGTATCTATTGAGTTAGCAAATTGTTTATTGGTAAGTCTTTGTTTTTGGTTTATTGGTTTACCCCATGTATGTTGAACAGAATTATAATTATCAATATATTCTTTCTTCAAAGGAACAGTTGAAGCTAAATGAGTAAAATCTACATCATGGATATCAGCTTTGGATTTATAGACTTTGGTGTTATCATAATCGAAGGATACAAATTCGGTATTCAATAGACCTTGATTTAGATATCTCATAGCGTCAAAATAGGATTCCATATTAATTTGATCAACAGAACCTTCATAGATTATATTAGCGGCACCGACTACTAATTCTGATGGATGAACACCCATATCGCCATTCAATAAAGTATCTAAAGCGATACAATACACTTTAGAATCTTTCAAATTATCATAGAGTGTATAACCTGTTTGAGTGGGTGAAGCAGAAGCCCAAGACATAATTTCTTTTAGTATATGAGCAGGAGTCCAATAAGGAGTAACAAACCGTTCTATAATTTCACTTGAAGCTGGTATATCGCCAAAATATTTACCATCACATTCTTCTTCGATGATATCATCTAATATATCGCCTAGAGTAACATTTTTGTAAGCTTTGGATATTTGTTTAGATATAGCATTAAACCACCACTTAGAACAAAATTCTATTGTAGTAGTTGGAAATGTAGCATCATTAGAAATAACACCAGTAGCATTCGAAATGATACCTTTGAACTCGAACATATCTGTTACATCAGCTTTAGATGTAAATTTGATTTCAATAGAATCACCAGCAAAAACTTCACGAATCTCTAAAAGACCTTCACGATCTTTTATAATCATTTGACCAGTTAATGCGGGTGATGTTAAACCTTCAAATATGTTTATGACTTCCACATTTTGGGGTGTAATATCTAATCCATTTATTTTAAGGCCAGTTAGTCCGTAGTTTGAGGCGACTGTATTCATTATCTATCCTTAATAATTGCTTGTCTAAACTGCCATACAATATCAGCAATAAATTCTTTCTTTGGTATATTTATCTTACGTCTTTTTTCATTAGCTTCAAACAATAATTTATAATAGATATGTTTATCATATTTACCTTCACGTTCTGTAAGTATTTCAGAATAGTCGATTAATTGTTGTTCCGATAAAGGCAAATCATAAAATGGATTTTTGATATCATTAAATACCGTAATGATCCACCAGTATGTAACAGAATCATAAAACTTGTGAGCTATGTTTTCAACTAACTCATTATCTTGGATATCGTATTCATAAAAAGAGGATGAATCACGTTTATATCTATCTAGGATTTTATATTGTTCAAATAGATTTTTGATTTTCACTTTAACTGGTTGAAGGTTAGAGAATTTCAAATCATAATCTTTGTTTGAAAAATTGGTTAAGAATTTAGATAGATCGATTTCCATTTCTTTGAATTGATCGAAATAATCAAAATCTTGATAATTACTCTCATATTTAGCCATTATTTAATCCTCTTTAGCATCTGGATCATTTTTGTCAGCCATATTAATACCACCAAGATTATAGCCTGGACGTAATGATTTGAAACCAATAGTTACTGTAGATAAGATTGGTGTTCCGTCACGATAAAATAATGACTCATTAGTTCCACCTTGATATTGGACATCAAAAGATTCAATAATCATATCTTTATAAAAGAAGAGGTTATTGTTCTCATTTATAGTATCTGATGAAGCGGCCGCCATAGTTGAACCTTTAGGACGTATCAATAAATCAAATACAGGAGGATAATGCATCCATAATTTAGATTTATTGGTTGTTAAAGTTGGTTGGGACCATCGTCTAAAATTATTGATTATTTTTTTAACTTCTTTACCTTCTTGTGCATTTTGTGGAGCTAATTGTAAAGCTAATCTCATAGAATATCGACTAACAGAACTCAATACAAGGACATCATTAGGAGCAACCATTTTACCACCTAAAGCACCAACAACTTTAGTACCATGAGCAACCCCGCCGGGAGCCGCTCTATTAGCTAATCCAACCCCAACATCTTTTAACGCTCTCCAATAATCCCCATTTGCTATATTACCCATAACGCCCATTTCTTCCTGATTCCAAGATGAAGATGTCGCTTGTGTTAAACCAGCAGGAATATAGAAATAACCTCTAGCTAAAATTTTACCCTTTTTGATATAAGCACCAGATTTATGGTCAACAGTAGGGAAATTATATTCTCTGGCGACAAATTTAATATGCGGGTCATTTTTAATCCCTAAAGGATATTGCATTTCAATACTCATGTTAATACCTTAATAATTAATGTGTTTCCGCTAATCTAGAACCGAAAGATAAATTATCGCCACTAGATACAGTCACATTTGTTTTTTGTTCTGGAGCAGGAGCAGGAGCTGATGTCGCTGGAGCAGGAATAACAATTGGAGCTTGGGATTTATTTTGTTTTTCGTGTTCTCTTTTAGCTTCCATTTCGACAGCTTTACTTGTACCAAAATTAGATATATCAATTCTTCTCTGTCCGTCTCGGTTGGATCTATTATATTCTATTTCATTTCGGAGCTCATGTTTTTTATTATTAACCAAACTAAAATCGAAGTTAGCTTTTTTATATTCAGCAGAGTCTTTACCGTGTTTTTTGAAAGCGACAACACGGTCATGAAATAAACGTTTACCTTCAGCTTTTACTTCAGCCATAGCGGCATTTTCTTCTTTTTGTATTTTAGTTTCAACTTGGCTAGTTTGTTCTGAAAATTTATCTTCTTTCTTAGGTATAGGTTCAGCTTTAATTTTCTTAATTAAGACTTCCGCAGTTTTAGTTGCTGTTTTATCAATAGATTCTTCCGCAGTAACCGCTTTATCTGTTGGTGAAGTATCTGTTGGAAATGGTACTACTGCTTTGACAGATTTCATTATATCTTGAACAGTAGTTTCTTCTTCTTTAATGATTCCTGTATATTTTTTAACCTTTTCACCTTTAGCTAATTCTGGATGTTGGACTACTCCCATTTTGGTTGATCCAGAAGTTAAACCTTCTTGTGCTAATTTAATTACTAAATCGTTTGTTTCTTTTCTTCTTCTGAGATTTTCACGAGTCATGGAACTAATATCGTTAGATTTCATTTTTTCTTCGATAGCGTCATTCTTACCTTTATATTTGTCTATTCGTTTATCGAAGAATTTTTTATTTTCAGTGTCTGTATTATTTTTGAAGTTGTTCTCATCAAAATCATGATCAGAAATATCAGCACCATCTTTTTTCTTTTTGTTTCTTCTCTTAGATTTTTCGATTTTCTCCCGTTGTTTTCTGAGGTCAGCCATTTCTTGAAATTCGTGTTCAGTGGTAATATTTTTATCTAACCAACCACCATCACCAACTTTGACTGCTTCTATTTGAGCGTTTATTTTAGCGATCTCAGCATCTAATGCGGAATCTCTTTCATCAGAACCAAACTCAGTCGATTTCTCGGCATCTTTCAAACCTAAATCAGATTTAGTTATTACTACATCTACTTCTTGACGTTCATCATCATTAGCCGCAGTATGAGAATCCCAAGCTTTTTTACCTAAATATCCAACAGCAACAGTAGCCGCCGCAACACCAGCAATAGCTAAACCCATAGGATTCATTAGCATAGGTAACATTTTAGTCAATCCACCAAGTCCATTCACTAGACCTGCCATACCACCTTTACCACCCTTAACTTCTTTTCTTTTTAATTTACCATCATCTTTTTTAGCACGTTTCTCTTCTAATTGTGATGGTGAAGAGTCAACAGCCGCTTTATTTTTTTGTTTTAGTTCTTCGTCTTCTAAAGCTTCTTGGTGATTAGCATTCATTAATGCTAATTGTTTACCCTCTTCTACAAATAGAGCTATTTCTTCTTTATTATCACTAACCAATAATGTTAATAGTTTATTGGCTGTAACCGCTTCAGCAACTAATTCACCAAAATCAGAATCAGAATCTGTTTTTCCATTACCTTTAGATGAACCAGTATCCGTTTCTAATTTCTCTTGGTCTTCATTTTGAGCTTTATTTTGTTTTTTCTTAGCGTCTTTTTCTGATTGATCTTCATTGTAAACACCGTGTCTAGCTTGGGATATTCTCTCTCTCCGTTTACCTAAAGCATTAGCCGCCAAGTTAAATACAGGATTTTCAGTAGCCATACCCATGGCATGCATTCCAAATTGAGCACCTTTTGATACTCTTGATTTGATTCCTTCTTTACCCCAAAGTTTATCCCCTTGAGTTAATCCCAATTTCTCCTTTTTAACAGAGGACTTGGACATCTGTTTTGCTTTTTTCTTAATTTGTTTTACATCAACAACTCTATTGTGTTTAATATATAAATCAGTTAATTGTTTAGTGGCTTCATCTAAACGTTTTTGTGCTTTAAAACGACCTTCAGTTAATGCTGTTGCTTGTTTGAATTCGTCTCTCGCTTTAGACGAATTCTTTTTTAGGTCAGCCGAAAGATCAATCATCTTCTGGAAATCAGCATTAATATCCTTTAAGTCTTGTTCTGTTTTATCTTTGTCTTCTGCCATAACTCTCAACCTTCATTGATACGTTTTCTATGTGCCAATGTCAAATAATATAATATATCAAATTCAAACGGGTATAATTGATCTAATTCCAATAAACTATAATTGCCATATTGTTTCAAATAGAACTTCGCATTAAATATTGTTTCTATAGTGTTATCTAATGCGATTAGTCGAAAAAATCAGATATGTTATCCACATATACTAAAGTTTCTAAATTACACTTAGCGCATTCTAATTTTTTCTGTATTACTATAGATGCCGTGTTGCCTAAAACAGCTAACGATAATTCATCGTACTCTTCTGATGTTAATTGTTCTTGAACAAATGTCCGTATTTCTTCTTGAGATAAATTAGTGAAAATCTCATCACCAACAGAGATTGAAGCAATGGAACATATAACATACTCGAAGCGTTGTTGTGCGCTTGTTTCTATTTCTTTCATAGTAGCAAGTTCAAAACGTGTTACTTCTCGAACACTAAATACCATATCGTTAATACATATTTCTTCAGAGTTAAACATTCTAATAGTAACATCATCTTCTAAAGAGATTATCATAGGTTCATTCATTGTCTCACAATTTGGACAAGTAAATACCACTTCATGATCTGAACCTTTTGATACCTTACGAACATCAATAGCAAACCTGAAAAAATCTATATCAGACATATCGCTAAAGTCTATATCGTCATCTACACATTTTGATAATAGTTCTTCAACGTGTGGTAATTTATAATCTTTATCTTCAATACCCTCAGTAGCGTACATATACTCTTGTTCATCACGAACCATCCAAGGCGTGTACTTGATAGTCTTGTTTCTCATTTGGAATGAGTATTGATGTCTTTTAATTCGTTGTGGTAAACTCATTTGTTACTCCTTAAAATTTAAAATAAATTAACTTTTGAAGTTATAGAATCCGCATCTTGTGGACCCTCTAAAATATGAACCTTATATTTGAAAGTTACTGATGTTCTGGAAATTCCATAAGTCGAAACCGAATAATTAGAATCTGATATATCATATGGGAAAACATCCATAAAAGTATCAGCAAATGACGATTCGCCATTCTGATCCGTAGTATGAATCTTGATAAAAGGTGCTTTGAAATCATCAGGATAATTTCTACCCTTATCAAATGGATTAAAAATAACACTCATCCATTCTTCAAAAAAACGTCTAGCTGAGAAATCTTTGTCCTCGATAAATGTTATCTTCAAATCTTGTTCAGCACGTTCATTAGCAAAGAAACGGGGACGGCCATTGATTTTCAAAACATCAACACCTAATACAACGCCTGGGACTGATATCTCTAAAGCATTAATAATCAAATCTTTTGGGTCAATATCATGTTTAAAACCTTTAGGTTGATCAATATACACAACAAAGTTATGTTGGTAATGTAAACCTTTATCTAAAGCAGAATTAGATATGAAATTACCAATATCAAATGCTGTTCCTAATGCTTTCGGTTCTGATGGAGGTTCATTACCTTTAATTGATTTAGAACCAAACGCTGGTAAATCTGGTTTTTCTGGATGAAGAAAACCGTCAACTGCTCCTTTTGCCGAATCATAAGCACCTGAAACAGATCCTTTAACTCCTGATATCACTCCATCTCCACTAACAGAACCAGCTTTGTTCAATGGAGCCGAAAGTGAACCACTAACTTTCCCTTTAATCTTCCCAACAGGATTTTTTATCATTTCAATAAGTCTCCGATGAATCCTTTGGCTTTATCTAACATAGAAGAAGTATCCGAACGCTTCATCTCTTCACCTAAGTTATCATTTTTAACATGCGTATACCTAAATGTAACCTGAAATTCACAAAATGAATCTTCTTCCGATAAATTGATCTCACCTATATTTATAGGGTAAGCATTCAATAACGATACCATATATCCATCCGATATACTCATATCGCCTTTTAATTGATATATATCAATATTGCTTATCAAATCAGAATGTCCAGTTAATTTAGTTACACCAATACCCGATCTAGGACTGATAATAGCATCTAACCATTTAGCGAAATAGTTATATATAATTCTATCATGGTCTATAAGAAAAGATATAGTGAAATCACCATGAGTTGGAACACCTACAGTTGGCATTTTGAAACCACGCCATTCTAATTCAGATGGAGCTAAACCGATAGAAGGTATTGAAGTAGCTTTAACACCAAAATTAATCATATCATCTTTAACCAATTGAGGCACATCGAAAAAAGAGGTTAATGCTTTCATGGCCGCTTTTTTGAGTTGGTCAAATAAACCTTTAGCTTCTGGTTCAACAGACTCCGCATGAGGAGTTCTACCAAATCTAACTATGAATAAATTTGATCTACCGTAATCTTTGAATTGTCCTTTTATAGCATCTATGTTCATAATATCCGAGTCCATGTATTAAATTCAAATGTTACTGTAAATTCGGAGAGTGTATCGTTTGATTCCATACTTAATTCTGATGCTTCTATTGACTTCGGCCATATATCGTTATATTTGTATATAGCAAATGGTAAACCTTTAAGTCCAATTTGTTCAACTAAGATAGAAGAACCTTCAGCATATTTATTAGCGTATTGTCGATAATTAGATCCTTGATGGACAATATTCTCATGCCACATATCCATTAATGAGCGAATCGAATAAGAGGTATCATTTAGAAATGTAACTGATAATTCGTTATATGTAGCGTCACCAGCGACTTTTCTAGTAATGCCTAATCGTTTATGCTCTAAAGTGTTTAATGAACGTTGTGGTAAAGATATTTGTTTGACTAGATAAAATAGAGAAGATGGATTCCCAAATATGAATCTAGCTCCACCAATAACATTAGAGACTGTACTCATAAATGAATCTTCGCCAACTGTTTCAAATACTGATGGATTGGGTAATATTTGTACAGAGAATCTATTAGGACGTGCTACATCTTTAACGACCGATTTGAAAGCGTCTAAAGATCTATTATAGTTATTTGGGTGTAGTAATTCACCGAAAGTATTTTTTAATGACATAATTTTAGTACCTTTAAGGGTTATATGAGTATTTATAACCCTTAAAAGATACCTATTTTAATTTTTAGGTGCAGATGACTCTGCCGATGGTGTTCTCGGAAAATGATATAGACATAGCATTATTGGAGAGGTGAGTAATATCAGCTTCAGCATTCGCAGATTTGATAAATGTACCCGAATTCCAAACACCAATTTCGATAGCGGTGTTTGGAAAACGGGATAAGTTATGATTTACGAGCCAAGTATTAGAAGGTGTTTGTTGTTCATGGATAAATCCAGAGATAGCAGAAGCTTGGTCATACAAGCGTTCTAATGTTTCTCTAGTGACACGAACTTGGAATTTCGAACCAACTGGAAATTCTCTAATAGATGAACCTTCTTGACCTCGGATAACAGTAAATTGGTTATTCACTCTTCTATTAACCCGAACAATTTCCCATTCTTTTGTTTGGACATTTTCTAATGTACCAACATAGAATTCAGAACCGAAAATAGGTTCAGGAAATTTATCAGAATCAGAATCAATAATGAATATCAATGAATCCGCAGTAGTTCCACCTAAAGCTTGAGAGATATAGGTAGCGGCATTGTTCTCGTAAATCTGTTTTAGTGCCATTTTTATTCCTCGAAAATAATAGCCAATTTGAGCATATCTTGAGTGGTTACTTTAGCATGTTCGAAATCGTCAATTTTGAATGCTTCGAAATTAATATCAACTTCTTCATTCATTAGTTCCACAAACTCATTTTGAAATTGTGGAATTTTATCTTTGGGAATTTCAACTGCGCCATCGTCATTTTCAACTCCCAATTTTTTTACTAACTTCACACGTTCTTCTTCAATCACCGTTAAATTGGAATCCATATCACGAACAAGCTTGTTCAGTTTAAACGCCAATTTGAGTGGTAATTGCTCGTTGGTGAGTCTCCCTAATGGCTCTTTCATGTCTTGAATTTGACCTAAACGAAATTTCATTGTTTTACTCCTTAGTTAATTGTTAAAGTTAAGTCCTAAAAAACCATTATAACAGATATTTTGAATCTGTCAAGTTTTTAATATTATACAGAACGTGTAATAACCCAACCATAAACAGCACCTGACCATCCCAGTTCAATCGAACCATTCACGTAATTAAATACATAATCATTTGTTGAACCCATGATTTTGTTGTTGTTCCGTTTAATCGTAACATTATGACTCGAAAAATCAGCACCAGCATCACATACTCGTACCTTCGATTTCATGTCCGGTGTAGCTGGAAGTAATACTGATGTATCTGAAGCCCAAGAAATGAAAATATTATCAACAACATCAGCTATAATATCTCCCGAAGGATCAGCACTAATATTACGCCACGTATTGTATTTATCTTGATTAGTATCAGCAGTTTCTAAAGCCGTAATGTTAGTTTCGATAGACTCAATATCACCACCAACTCCATCAAGTGAATCTAATCGAGAACCATATCCAGTTAATGTGGTATTTATAGTAGTAATATCAGATGTCGCATTATCAGCAGTAGTATGAGCATCTTTGATACCATCTTCGATTTTATTAAGATGAACTTCGTCTAAAGGTGTTGTAGGGTCATTATTAGACCATTCTGTTTTTGTATAAGCCATAATCTATTTCCTATTAATTATGTGGTAATAAGCCAGAAGAAGGATACATATCAATCGCTGGTGTTAATGGAGGCATAATATCATCCAATTTCGTAAATTCTCTAACACGTAATCTTAAAGAAGTATCATCAGAGTTTGAATTAACCTTCAAGTAAATATTATTTATATCATGTTCAAGACCGAAGGTAACAGGATTATTCATTGCCGAAGAAACTTCACCAAATTCTAACATTGTTGGATAATTACCATCAAATAAAATATTCAAATCTTCCATGAAAATTCCACGGCCAGCATGATCTTCTAATGTAAATGTAATTTTAGCACCTCTGAAAGCTGATTTAGTAAAAATACGCATTATAACGCCTGGACGGGCATCTAAATGATTTAAGGTAATCATATATTCAGAATCTTTTAATTGTTGATATTGAGAATCTGTTATATGGTTTGTTTGTTGAGGATCTAATAAAGCACCATCGCCTTGAACATTAGACATTGAATCATGTGAAATATCAATTGATGATTCCCGTTCAGTTGTTTTATGCCATGTTGAATCATCTTCATACCAAAGATATTCAGCCCAGCCATCATCAACTGTATTATCTCCAGTAGCATCAACAACATGAACACGTAAACCGTTATATTGGTCGTTGATTGCATTTAATGCTGTTATATCATCAACAATTCGAATATCTTTATAACTAGGTAGATATGTATCTTCAATAACACCAAAATGATTTAATGGAGCAAATCCGATATCTTTTTGACCAGCCATATTTGACCAATCATAAAACGCACTAGATACTAACTCATTATCAATTAATAATGTTCCTGTAACGTGATTATCATATGAGAAATTGAGATTGAAATCGTTACCGTTAGTATTACTTGTGATAGTAATAGTTGTTGCGGTATGTTGAACCGATAAATTAGCATAAGCATTCAAATCTGTAGCTATTGTGTTAATCATCACACTAAGAACAGGATTTACTGGAGCTGGATAATATTTTGTTGGTTCAGCATCTAAAGTAAATGAGATAATTTCATTTTCGACAATATTTCCTGAGAAGACAACTTGATATTTTTTCAAAGACCGAATAACAACACCTTCTGGCATTTGATCTTTGTTGAGAATTTTATTAGCATCTAATCCAGCATAACCACCAGCGATATTCTTATGTGCTACAACTTCAACACCAGTTAAACCACCCGATAAAGCGTCCCAACCATCTTTTTCATCTTGGGAACAAAATAGAACTTCTACATCAGAAGCAAAACCAGTTTGATTAATGATACTTGGATTTAGTTTACCATTCTCATCTAATGTAGAAATACCATTAGGAATTCCTAATAATTGACCTAATGTTTTATATGTACCTGAAGAAGCAGGATGTTCAACAACCATTCCATCCCATAAAGCAGACATTTTGAGTTTAGCATTTGAATCTAATCCAGCATAGCCATTAGCAACATCTTTATAAGGTTTGGATTCATAATTAATCGAATCGGCTAAGACTTGATTCCAATTTATGATATTCTGTTCAGTTACCCATTGATGAGTTGTATCTTCAGAAACATTACTAGGATCAATCGTTTGACCTTTATAAGCGAATAAACGAGTTTGTGTACCATCCCAATAAGCAGGAGCAGAATCAGTATTTGACCAAAATACTCTACCACCTGAACCAGCGGTTATAGTAGTAGGGTCAACATGCTCTAATAAAGCAGATAATAATTGGTTTAATCGTAAATCTATGTCTGTATAAAAATGCTTACTCATTATCAAGTCCTAGATGATTAAGGATTTTATCAATCTTGAGTTGTTGTTCTTTGAACCCTTGGATTAATACAGCGACTAAATGATCGTATGCTATACCTTCAACAACTCCATTTTTTGTTTTTACTATTTCTGGTATAACTTGTTGTACGTCTTCAGCAATCAAACCGATATCAGCTTTACCATCAGATTTCCAATTAAAATTAACGCCTTCTAATTCTTGGATTAATTCAGTAGCTTGTTCGATTTTAGAAATATTGGTTTTGTATCTTCTTGATGATGTGGAATTAAACGCTATAGCGGAAATCTCACTTGAAGTATCATATTTAACCAAAGCTGAATTAGTAGGAACTGAAGTAGCAGATGTCAACATATTGAAATGTATGTTTGTCAATAAACCATGTTCGGAAGAAGAAGCTAACATATTAACCCAAGCGGAGTTCATTAGAATATTCCACGTATCTGGGTTAGTACCAGTATTTCTCCAAATAGAACCATTTAACACTTCACCAGTGGATAATGGATCAACATTTGAAATCACTATTCTATTATTCAGTCTAGCTTCGAGATAAGCATTAGTGATGGATTCTGTTTCTCCAGCAACATGAGCTTTTTCTAATCTATTTTTGACTATACGTTTAACTGCCATTTAATTAAGCCTTTATTTTAATATACAGTGATGCGAACTTGTCCATCTGCGCCACGACCGCCATTATCTCCACCACCACCACCGCTTGGAAAAACACCATCGCCATTCAGCCAGCTTCCGCCTGCTCCAGACATTGATAGCTCATTAACACCACCATTAAGAGCGAAATGGCTACTTGCGCCACCGCCACCACCCCAAATAGATGATTTTCCATCTGTTGAAGCACCAGCAACACCACCACCATCTCCTCCTCGGTAAGCATCGTTTGGACCGCTAATACAACTACCACCACCAGCACCGCCTAGTCCGTATGTATAACCAACCCCATGCACTTTACCACCCTTACCACCCTCAGCATAAAACTTACCGAACGTAGTATTTCCCCCATCTTGAGCATCACCATAACTTGATAAGCCACCGCTACCAACTTCAACATGTACTTTATCTTGTCGAGATCCGAAAGCATCCGAAGGAAAGAGTGAGAAAGGTAATGTTATTTTTGCATATCCACCACCGCCACCACCACCACCGTTATTATTAATACAGCCACCACCACCAGCACCCCATAATTCTATAATTATTATTTCACCAAAAGCTGGTGGTGTCCAAAAGTGGTCATTGCTGAACACTTGAATATCGACTGGATTACCATTAGTTATGTGATTATTAAGTGTAGTATTTGTTATATATAATGCTTCATCAATATCATCAAGCACATCTTGAACATTAGTATTATTTGAATAATGAAATTCATCAATTAAATAAGTGTTTGAACCTGTAGATGATGCTGGTCGCCATGTTCCTAATCCACATAAAAAAACATATTCAGAACCACCACTCGGTACATGAAGACTTGACGTATTTTGATGTGTCTCTAATGTTTGTATTCTAGCTTCAAACGCACCTTTATTAGCATCCCATGAAACTAAAGCACCTAAAGAAGCTATATCCCAAACCGATTCCTCAATCTTTATTGGAGTCGCTGGAACACCTGTAGCTTGTGTGATTAAAATACGATTAGCATGAGCATATGACCCTATTCCTGTACCACCATTTTCTACTGGTAATACATTTATAGAGTTTGCTAAATCGTATTCTATATATCTATCGTCAAGTTTGTTAGCCATTTATTAATCCTTTTATTAAACCTTTAACTTATTTATATAGAAAATATTTAGCTTAATTCAAACTATTAAGATCTTCTTCAAGTGAATTAACTTTATTAGATAATTCTTGTATTGCATTTATCAGAGCAGGGACAAGAGTTACATAATCAATACCCATTGAAGTGTCGTCTTCGTTGTGGTTACTTATGAGATTCTTGATACCGTAAGATTCTTCAACGGTTTCTAGTTCTTGGGCTAACAATCCCACCCGTAGATTATCACGCTTCTTGCTACCATCTGGGATACCAAATGGTTCTTCTTCTGTTCCGTACCAAGTACGTCTATCCCAGCGATAAGTGACTGGTCTAAGTTGATCAATGAACGCAAGACCAACTTCGAAATTTGTGATATCTGCTTTATCTCTTTCATCAGAAGAAGAAATTGTGGTATCAGCACAGTATAACGTTGTTGTATCGTTGTTACCTAAGCAGATTATGTTTGATTGGGATGATATTTTACCAGAAGGCGAGAATGAAGTTCCTGAAGCGGAGCCTAATCCTATATTATTATCACCAGTGGTGTTATTCATGAGAGACTGATACCCAATACCAGTGTTATGATCTCCAGTACCGATAGTGTATAAACTCTGATATCCTAGTCCAGTATTACGATTTCCTGTAGAGGCTGAACTTAAACTCTGGCGACCACAAGCAGTATTATAATTTCCTGTAGGTGCTGTACCCATAAAACCAATATAAGCCTGATAACCCATAGCAACATTCGCACTAGGTGTTCTACAGTCGCTTAGATCATCTAAACTAGCATCTAGAGTAGTATCAATGACGATATTAGCAGTCCCATCAAAATAAACGGGTGATGCGATGGAACTTTTAACGGCACCATGAATACTAATAATACGAGCTGTTGCTAGTTTAGTGGCTTCAACCGCTGGGCTTGATGCAGGTAAGAAATATGAACTATCATGACCATCAAGCAAATCGGAATCTGCCGCCTTTGTTGTTAAGCCCAAATAAGTAGTATTGTGATTATGTCCCGAATCAGCTTTAGCGTTTATTTCAACTTCTAATTCATTAATCGCATTTTGGACTGTTGTACTTGAAATACTTCCAGATGGAACATTCGATATAGCTGAAGCATTATGAGCATCAACTGTATCAGTAACGTGTGAGGATAAAGCCGCTAACGCTGTAGCATCTAATTCCGAGAAGTTTGTTTGCCATGTTTCTACAGTCGAAATTCTCGAAGTTAGATTTGGACAATCACAATGGATTGAAGTGTTTGCTATGTGAGCATCAATAGTAATTGAATTGTCTTCACTAAAATCAGCAAATCCAAATTTCTCATAAAATTCAATCAAGTCGCCTGAGTTAACAGGAACTAACATTTGTACTGTGTGTTTGTCAACTTCAGTATAATCAACATCCAAAATTTGTCTAACACGGTTCACATATAATTCTAATGCTTTAGTACCAACAGTATAACTACCGCCATTAGGAACAGTTATCGTTTGAGATGTTGAAGAAGCAGTAAAATATTCACGTAATCGAGTATATGTTGCATACGAATAAGCCCAAGTACCATAAAATATTCCGAATGAATGAAATTTAACAGAACTTGAATTTAGTTCAAATCTCAGATATAATTCATTAATTGGTACATTAGGGGTAATAGTGTCATTAGCAGAAATAGGAATCCAATTCGGATCGCTATAAACTAATGGGTCGCCGCCACCAGAACCAACTAATGAATAAGCAACATTAATTCCAGTATTGTCAACTTCATTAGTTAACACATGAACGAAGAAGCTATAAGAGGTTCCTACATGAACTGGATTCCAAATATTTTTTGAAGTGATAAACCAAGGACCTGTTGGATGATCTTCAACTTCATATAATGTTTCTTGACCATTATAGTTCAAATGAAAATTATTAACTGAGTCACCTTGGTCAACTTCATCGAATAAATCATAATAACCAAAAGCATAAGGTGTTTTGTCTAAGATTTCAGCATAATATTCTAGTTCAGAAGAACCAGTACCACCTGAACCACCTTCACCTGAACCAAGAATTTTCCAATCAATACCATCATGTGTGAATTGCCATCTATCTATAGATTCATTATAACGTATACCAACATCACGTTCATCGCCACGTTTAACCATTAATGAAAAGAATTTATTAGGTGTACCAACTTGTTGAATATTGTTGACAACTATCGAACCACCATCCAAAATCAATTTATCCGCTTCTGCTATATTAATGTCACCACCATCAGATCTGATACCGTCTAAGAAGGTAATCAAACGATTGGCGACATCGGGAATGTCTTTTCTAAGAAATTGAAGATCGCATTGTGTTTTGGTATATATAATATTGTTATTGGTTAAAACATCAACAATTTTGTCAATGTCCTCAGGACGTGTAGTTAGTATTCTATGATAAGTTTGTCCAGCATCTGATGAAAGTTCATAACAATTTTTGACTTCATTCCATTTAACATAATCAGTGAAAGTCGATTCTTGTTTAGATAAATTTAATCCTAAAGCTCCTCGAACAATACAGATATTATGTATATCAATAGTACCTGAAGAATTAGCTAAACATTCTATAAAAGAAGGAATATGATCATTACCATGATAAGTTAAAGTTCTGAATGTAAATGACACTTGATGTCGCACAGGTGCTTCAAATTCATCTAAAACTGGAGTTATTGTTTTAGATAAATTGTTTATTGGATGATTGATGTCACTCAAGTCTTGGATTTGGCATCTATCATTCAGTGTACTTTTGATATTTAACAATAATTCAAAATTATGTGTTATATCTAAAACAACAGTATAGACTTCCTTTGGCTTTAGTGTATGAAGTGCTTGTTTGAAAAAGCGACCTGGTAACATGGTTTTATGTGAATATGGACCAGCATTCGATTCCCATCCTATATCAGTTCTGGTTACTCCAGATGAAAGATCCAGAAATATATCATCGGAACTAAAAGTTGGATTTATAATTAGGTTCTCGAACCCAGCTTCACCTAATTTATCAATAAATGTATTATAAATCGCTTTAATGTTATAAAGTGATGATTGATCTGGAATTAAAAAATTCTCATTCATAATTATGTTAACCCTACTTTCCAACCTTGAATTGCGTCTGTATAATAAAAATTAAATTCGATATGATCTGTGTCCAAAACAAATACTGTATTTGAACCCATAATCATTTTCGAGTTTCCATTAATATTCAAATTATGTGAATCAAATGTGTTTCCATAATCTATTATTTTGATAGTTGAACCTAATACTGGATTAGCTGGAAAGAATAATGTTAACGCAGAAGTAGTAGTGTTTATCACCAAACATTCTTTATCGCTTGCTACATAATTATCTGCCGTGATTACCTTCCATACGTTGGAAGGTACGTTTTCTAAAACAGTCACCCGATTGTCTATCGACATATAATTTGGTGTCAATCGGTCTATATTATTATGTTTTTTAGATATCGTTCTACCAATACCACTAACATCTTTAACAATTAATTCGGACATAATTTCTCTTTCAATTAATAATTAACTTTCCAACCTTCAGTTGAATTGTAATATGTTAATTTCCATCTAGCGTTTTCTAAATTACAAATTAGATTTTCTGGTAAGCCTAAAATATTTGAACCATTTCGCAACACCAGTAAATTATTAATATGATGTGTACCTTCAGCATCAATTAATTCTAATGAATCACCAAAAGTTGGAGTTGCTGGTAACGTAATATTTAGTGTTTGTGATGAGGTATCTACCATCAATTTATCTGTAGATTGTGCTTGGTAATTTGTATTTATTAATTTCCAAGTCACTACAGTAGGTGAAGTGTTTACGCTTCCTCCAAAACCTAATGAGTATATTTCTTTAAATACTAATGTTTTGTCATCTTCTAAAACGATATTGAAATTAATTGTATTACTTTTATCAGCATATCCAACATTCACTTCAATATAATCATCATTAATATTTAATCTAACCCCATCATAAAATATCTCTAAAGATTTACCATCAATATGATACCATTTATCATTAGGTATAACTAAATTGGTCCCATACGGCAAATTGACTTCTATTGGTTCTAAAAATCCTGATGATTTCAATGCGGCAACATTTTCAAAACCATATAAAACACCAAATGAATATACTTTAGTTAAACCAGTATCCGCAAATAACAATCTAACCTTTAATTCAGTAAAATCATCAGTATATGTATTTTCTTTATAATTACCATTTAACCATGAACCAAAACCAGATCCAGAATTTATTGAATACAGAACAGTTATATTTTTATCGTATCCTACAACGGCATCTACATAAAATGTTGAATATGTGCCCGCTGTGAATATTAAATTGCCCGTTTCAAAACCATCATTTTGTGCTCCACCAATATTCCCAACACCAAATGAATCAGCAGTTTCAACATATGAAGCACCACCAATCATCCCTTCACTCTCTAATTCGGCTAATGTGTTGAATGAAATATGTGAATAATCACTCGAATTTAGTAATGCTTGATAATAAACATCTTCTTTTGTCCAATCACCATCTCCAGTACCACCAGTACCACCGCCCGCAACCTCAGATGATATAGTTAATGCTGGCCATTCGCCTGTAGCACCATCACTAACTGTTGATTCCGTAATGATTATACCTGTACCAGCAAATATGTTCCCTTGATGTATCAAGTTTACATTTTTCTGATCAATTAACGCATTTAAGTGATTATCGAAATCATTTCCAAATGTCCAAATACGTTCGTAAGTTGTACCTTCGTCTATTGTGATTTCCCAATAATTATTTGTGTTATTCCAACGAATCTTATCTTCAACTTCAGAATATTCAGCACCTAATAAAGCGATATTACCTTCTGTCATTATAACATTTTTAATTAATATTTCAACATTTTCAGTAGCTAATGTGTTATTAATTCTAAATTCAATCGAATCCATTGAACCAGATATCGCAGTTTGTACCCGTAAAACATTAGTACCTACAACTAAAGGAATTTCTAATGATTCAACTAAATTGGCACCATCAATAAAGATTTGATTTGTTGAATTAACGCTTAGTGTTGCTTCCGCATTTAAGTTGTTTAATCCAACATTTAATACAATGGTGTATTTCTTATTATTCACTAATGAGATATTTTGTGATAATCTTCCCAAACCAGTAAACATATAAGAAACTTCTTTATTATTAACATCAATAAATGAAGGAGTATTGACATCAACACCTAGATATGAATTCCAAGCGAAAACTGATCCTTGTCTGGTTTCATTAAAATAAGGATTCTTAATCTCGTTATGAAATTTTTGTGTTGATAATGCTTCAATAAAATCATTTTGGATTCTCTTGAAATTAAATATTGAAGCATTTTGTGTTGTATTATAACTATCCATTTTGAATAACCTTATAAAATAATTTTGATTTTTTCAGTACCATCAATATAGCCTCTATAAATTGGCATCTTATTGGCTAAATAAAATAATGTTCCCATATCATTCATATGTGTATCTGGATTGAAAAATGTAGCTCTATTATGATATTCAGGTCCAATATTATTACCAGAACCACAAGGAACTAATGAATTACTTAATCCATCATAATACTTCGGTTTCCAAGCTATGAACAATTGACGATAAATGTCAGTTGTAGGAGTATTTTTATCTAACTCAGTAGAAACCATAACTAAATTGAAATTCTCAGAAGCACCAATACTTAAATCTTGTGTTAAAGCATATAGTTTAGTTATAGTGACACCAGTAAGATAATCTTCATCAATTTCAATAGTTTCAAATTTCATCACGTTTGGATCATTTAATGAAACTCTTAAATTTTCAAAATGTTGCCAAACTGGATTCGAAGCATTATGTGGAGTAGGAATCTCATAAGCCATAAACACTTCTGGTTGTTTTAATTGATGTAAACCAACAACATCGAAGACGGATTCGTGAAGATCTTGTGAACGTACATATGATATTGGTAAGCCCGGCGGATTATTATCTGCTACAGGAGAGATATGTGACTTCACAGGTAATGATTCTTTGAATATCGAGAATTTATTATTGATATTCGATAATGTTGATAACTTGAATCTAACTTTTCTAGTAGTGGTTGAACCACCAGACTCAGAATCAGAAATCAAATAACTAAAAATGTAAGCATTCTCTGTATTAGAAATATAAGTTTCCTCATAAAGAATTTCATCTACCAATAAAGCACCATCAGAATCAACCAAAAAGAATGTAGAGTTCTTAGCGGTCTCATTTGTTTCCATCCAAGTTGTAAATGTTTGTCCTATTCCAGTAACAAAATATTCACCATTTAGATTAATTCGTCTCTCCAAATCAGAACAACCCGGCACGATATCTGCCGCAGTAGCATCAGTTGCTCCTATCTCAGCATATTTCAATTGAACTCGTGTACTTAGTCCAGGATATTCAAATTCTGAAATGATTTCAATCTCTAACAGATTACCGATATTTTTCTCGAAATTCATTATATAATATTTGTATAACGTGTTATTATTAGAATTGTCATATAATTGAAATTCGTATGTAGGATTAATGCCTCTTAATGTAATCCATTTATCATTTATGAAAATACATTCGACATTATCAACACCAGCAACGATACCATTTTGTCCAACTTCACCTAGATAAGTCAATCTATCATCATTCGCAGTTGGATAATGAGTCGCATCAGTTTCCAGATAAGCGAAACGAGCAACTTGAACAGCAGTTGTTCCAGCAGTCGAAATATTCATTAATCTATGAAGATCATCATAAATCTCAGCACCAACAGTATCTCCAATTACGTCATTGGGCCATGTTTGTCCAGATACTCTTTTATAACGACATAGTGTACCTTGACCCCATGTTTCATGTGATCTACTAAACCCAAGATATGACTCCCCTGAGCGTAATAATTCGTAAATAAGTCTTAGTTGGTTATCAATTGACGCACCAGATAATAGATTGAATTCTATTGACATTTTTTCACCTTAAATTGTTATGTTTGGACCGAGATAACTTATATCATCTCTAATTAAATTAACCACTAAATTGCCCGATGGTAGCGAAATATCAATTACACTACACTTAGTATTGAATTTGTGTAATAGTAAAGCACCGTTAAAGATAGACCACTCAAATTCATTAAATAAACCATGTATCAAGTTCTCTTGAGTTGATATATCATTATAAAAAACTTCATACTTTGTTCCTGTGTTTATAATATTTATACTAGGAATAATTGAGGTAATTCTAGTAAAATCCAAAGTCGCTTCATATTCACCTTCATTAAACATAAACTCTTTTTCCGATGTTGTATCACCAACCAATACAGAATTATAAGTCTCAGATTTAACAGAAGTTATCTGATCTAAAAATGTTATCGGTGCGACAATACCTGAAGAATTGATAATCTTAGAATGTCGATTGTCCAAATTATAATTGTAAATCGGAAATGACATATCCCCAAAAGTTAAATCCAATACTATATTGACAACTTCACCCGCTTTGACTTTATATTTCAATTTGGGTATATAAGTTTTTAATGAACCAATATAAGACGCACCACGATATATCTTCCAATTATAAATCGAAGCTATTCCTGACCGTAAAAATTCAATCTCCCATGTATCACCAACTAATTTTTTCGAAAACAATGGCTTAACACCACTTATAACTCTGTCTTCTGGAATGTTGACATCAACAGTAACTTCTCTAATCTCAGATCTTAATTCGTAAAATAAACCTTCCGAAGCATTACCTTTAGAAGAGTTATTATAATCAATTTTAGCGTTATAACCACTAGGATAAAATGGAAATTCTTTAGGAGATGTTAAATCATTCAACATCGCATTTCCAACATAATTACCAAATCTAAACGCATTACCAAACTCATCAATATAATCAGCAACGTCTATAAACGATGTTGGTGGTATTTGTGAATGTAATTCCCAAAAAGATTCAAATTCCTCAGCAGACATAATTTTCATTTGATGCCAATTCAAAGCATCTTTTGGTACATATATATAAAAATCATTCCAACCTAATGGATGTGTGATATCTTTAATATCATCAATCCAATATTTCTCAGGTAATGAAGTGGAAATTCTATATACGAAATTATCATATGGATCTGGGTCAACTGATACATAATAATACCCAATTGATGAAGAGAATATTGATATCAAGAATTGCATCTGAGTTTTGTTACCTTTGAAATAGTTCATTAAGGTAATATTCTTGAATAGAATTTCTTTTAAGTTTTCTGCTTCAGCCGCATTGATTAAAATGATAGATTCATCATTTAGATCCGTCATATACTTGGCATATTCTGGTAGATATTGTGATACAAATAATTGCTCTATAACTTTGGAGTTTTCAAATTCTAATACCATATCTGTATTATCAAGAGCCAAATCTACTTTTTTAGGATCTTCAACATGGAAATAAGTATTTGTTTCGGCATTATATTCGGTAACTGGATAAGCATAATCAAATATATCAGCAACTTCATGCACGATTTTATCAATATCAATCAAAGCATCTAAGTTTTTGGCTTTGTAATAAATGTCATTAAAAAATTGATTTAGTTTAATCTCATCAACTTTTGGAATTTCACCAGCCGTTTTGAATACAGCCGTTTTAATTTCAAATGGTATTTCATATTCTGGTGGAGACTTTGGAGCAACTTTTGAATTATATTCAACAGAATTAACAAATCTCATCACCACATATTCTCTAGTGTAAACATTAGAATTTAAGTTATCAACCCAACCTGCTCTTTCAGCAACAGAAGGATCGATAGCCCGTTCTAATAAATCAGAATATAACATCAAGACAAAATCATCATTTGACATATTTTGATAAATTGGTGTATCTAAATTATCAATTATATGTCGCCATTTAGTATAAGTCACTAAACGATTATCATCAGTACCAACAACAACTTGATAAACATAACCAGATAATAATTCATGAACGAAGATATCAAAATAGTTATTTGTACCCCATTGATCAGGTACATCATAAAGCACTAAAACTTTGTTGATGTCTGGATTCTCATCTGATGGGAGATACCGATAAACTTTAACAGAATCTTTATTGAGTGAAAGTTCTCTAATATTTGAAGAAGTAGATACACGAATTTTGTTAGCAGAAATCGGAATATCATAAGGTCTTGAATAAATACTTTCAAAAAGAGCACCGTCAAGAGTATATTGCATATCTAAAATATGTTTAGCTTTAACACCAGTAGTATCAATTTGAATTTGTAAATCAGTATAGATAGCCGTTTTAGCAACTAGGACAGCATGATATATATTCGGGTCTAAAACTGTACCACAATCTACAATCTCGACTTGGTTTCTGTTCTCATCTTCATAAAACGCTTTTAATGTTTGATCTGCTTCAATCTCTAAGAAATAAGCGGTATTTAAAGCAACAGCTATATGATGAACTGGTACGCCATTATGTATAACATCGACAGAAGAATCATAGAAATGGAATCCAAATCCAATTTGTGCTGGAGTTGTTATATTATTTGGATAATCTTCTGAAGTGATACCAAAAGCGTAATCAGTAACTTCTCCTTCATTAACATTATGAAAAACTTTGATACCAGTCCCAACTAAATCACCAACACCTGATGAATAATCGAAAGCGTCAGTGATATAAGCACGAGCATCCCATAAATCGTTATCTGATGTTTTAGTGATATGACCAGTGAATAAGTCTACATCAAAGTTTTTCTTGAATGTCCATTGTGGATAAATATACATTATAAACCTTTATTGGAGATTTGCTTCTGTTTTTTCTTCTGGTCCAAATTCGATAGCGGTAATAATAGCACCCAAATTATTTGGAGTTGGTTCGTTTGGATCTCTAGTTAACACAATACCTAATATACCAGATTCCTGGACAGAGTTCCATACCAGATCAAAAGTGTGATAAGTATCTGCTGGGACTGATAGATTGGACCCACTATATATAGTGCTTTCCCATCCAGACATTACTGTGATTGATTCCCAACTTGAATTACATTTTATTCTCATTTTTGTTGGTTTATATTCATTCCAAGCATTTGAGTTAAAATTTAATGCCGCTTGTGTACCGTTTGGATGTAATGTTACTGCCATATCTAACTCCTATTAAACTTGTTCTGTGAATGTCCAACCAGCGACACCATTTTCGTTATAATATCCGGTGCCATCTTCACCACTGTTAGCTTCATCAATTGTATAATCAAACCATATACTTAACTCTACCGCCGAAACTATAATTCCGTTTGTCACTGTGATTAGTTTATTATCAACCGAAGTAAACGTTCCCGACCAACCAATTTCAGAAGCAGTTCCATTCTCCCAACGTAGTGAAGTAGAATTATAACTTAATGTATCACCATTCTGTAAATTCGTGGTAGTTAATGGAAAATAACCAGCAATATGTGTATCAGCTATATTTCCAGCTTCAGCAGAATCTACAAAATCATTATGATTCCATGTCGTTTCATGTACCGATATAGCATTGACAGTTATAATTGTAGATTCCTGTCTAGCATAATCTCGAACCTGTGACTCAATAGTATATGTACTATGATCATGTGAAGTTCGGCCTAAATGAACATTGAAGAATTCAGTAATACTAATATTGTATTCTTCTGCTCCATTAGTGATAATCAAATAATCTAAATCAGGCAGAACTTGTCCCGATGATTTATTGTCATATTCAAATATTTTACCCATAATTTTTAACCTCTAGTTATAATCAATTTGTTATTATAAAATCTTCGTCATTATCAAGAATGGCATTACTCTCATGATCAAGTAAAGCATTTTCTAGAACTTCGTCTTCAAAAGATATATTCAAAATTCTATATTCACCATAAAATTTGTCGAATATACGAATTCTACATGGATTAGTTTCACCATTAGCAATAACTCTAAATGTTCTATCTCCATTATCAACCAATGTCGCTAATGATGCTGTATTGTTGACATCTCTTCGAACTATAAGCGGTAAATCATATGTAATGTCAGGCCAAGCGGTTAATCCACTTACTGTATATATAGTTCCATCAACAGCATAATAATCACCAGTAATGACATATGGCGAAGGTGTGATTTCAACAAATTGATTACCCATAATCGAAACACCATCTATCTCCATTACAAATCTAACATTATAATATCCCAAAACAGAATATGAATGGATTACTTCACCATAATTTGAAACAGATAAAGTACTTGGATTGCCCGAAACATTAGAAGCAAACGCATCATCAAATTCCCAACGATATTGGATATCCGATGGTCTTCGTTGTGAACTATGGCCGCCTTGTCCGTCACATGTATTCTCACAATCAACAGTCGAATTAAATCGTAAACCAATTGACGAAAAGTTACCTAATGGGTCAGTGATTCTACCTGTTAAATTATAAAACGCTCCACCACCAGCAATCCGATTAATGATAACTGCTCCAAGTCCATCATATGTAGTTGCTGAACCTGTGTTAATCGGAACTGTATTAATTGGATAAGAGTTAATCGCACCAGAACCTTCGTCACCTTCATCAAATATCAAGAACACTTCAATAGTACAAGAATCGTTTTCAAAGAAACGTTTGATGGTTCTATTGGATTGATTTGTTTCTAGCATTTGGAGGTACGTGTGAATCATTTTTGGTATAGTTGGATTATTTTCAAAGAAGCGTTGTGGATAATACCGTTTTGATGTTAAAGATATCAATTCTTTTCCCATCACATATTCTTCATCTCCATGAATCCGTAATCCATCCATACAGAAGCCAGGTTTGACATCAGTAAATTCTAATCTAAGAAAAATTGGTTTTAATCCTATTTCGCCATCTTTATAATCATACCAGTTCATATTATCTAATGAATGTTGGATAACACAATTTGAATAAGTTGATTGATTAGGTACATAAGCAATATGATAATCAATTTCAAAGACTTCAGTAGGTTCGATAAAGTTAACAACCATCCAAACAGAACCCGACATTTCTTCATTAAATTTCCAGAAAATGTCACCCTCAGTTTTGGTATTGAACCGTCCTGCTTCTAATTTCTCAGATAGCTCGTTAAAATGAGAAACTGTTATTAAGTTATTTTTCTCTGATATTTTTTCTAAAAGCATATACTAACCTTAAATCTGAGTTGAAATAACTGGATTGATTTTAGCTCGAACGGTTTGTGTATAAATCGAATCAAAATCAGTTTGTGAACCAACGATAGTTTTGAATCCATCAATAGTATCATATTCATTATCTGGTATAATTGTTATTGTGTCCATTTTGACATCATTAGCTAGAATACCATAATTGTTAAAATAATTTCTGATATGTGTAGTAACAGTATTTAATGTTGAACTATTAGAAGAATTCAAATTGCCCTCTAATGTTTTATTGAAATTCAACTTACCAGACTCATATTCAAAAAATCCTAATGTGGAATCATGATAAATTCCGTAAGTATATACAGCATAACCTTTTTCTCTTTGAATATTTCCAAGTCCATCAATGGATGTGATATAAGCTGGCTCTATAATAACTTCATTTCTTAAACCAAGATCATCAAATTCGACATTAAGTGTTCCTAATGTAACATCAAAATCATAATGCTGTCCAGTTCCTTTAGTCATAGTAAATAAAGGATTCGAATTCCAAGAACAAGATATAGTATTCGTGTTGTCCTCTTCGAAAATTAATGGCATATCAACTAAAGAGATAGTTCTAAATGATCTCGTGTAAAACTCCTGAAATTTGAACTTCTCGTTTAACGCAAATTCGTCATAGGTGAACATACCTAATAGATTCTTCTCGTCAACTTTAATAGATGATATAGCGGAGTTTAATGTAGCATGAGCATAATAACCATTATGTGAATCTGCGGTTAATTCAAATGCTCTATAAATTTCATTATCGTTTGTATCTACTCCCAATAAATCGCATTGGAATCCTTGATTACTCAACCAAGTTGCTTCTTCGCCTAATGTGATAAAGTTGAATTGATCAATACCAACATTCGCTTTAGTCCATGTCAATTCAGCTACTTTTTGACGTTCTTCTGAGATGGTGTTGTTCAAATATAAGTTATATACATTAACTGTTGCGTCCGATGATACTAATGTTAATGAAACTGTATAATGGTTTGTACCGATACCATCAAAAGAAAATGTCTCTTGAAACATTGTATCAATACCACCAGCAGAAATAATACTCATCTTCAATACTTCAGGCTTAAACACATCATTGTTAAATAAATATCTATCTAAATCTGGATGTGATAATTTACCATGAATAGATGAACGTCCAACCATGTTATGTTTAATTATCTCAGGTAGTAAATTATATTTGTTGAATTTTCTTCGAATACGAATAGCAGTATAGTCAATCCCATTAATGGGGTCAGCATCAATAACATTAAATTCTGTGTTGATTTCAACAATGTCTTTTAAGAATGCTTTAATTGTAGGATCGGCAGTCTCAGTTAAAATCAGTTGTTTGGAATCATTAAAATCTAATACACCTATTAACAAAACACCATCATTAAGTTTATTATTGATATATATTGACCAGCGTTTAATGATAGTTGGGTCAACATTTGGATCAACTACTTCAGTAGTTAATGACACTTCCCAAAATCTATCAGTGTATTTATCATCAACATCACGTCCATGCCAAATGTTATCAACCATTTTAATTTCAACATTGTTAGAATCCATAATATTAACATGAAATAAATCTATAATACTTTGATTATTCGCATTATAATCATTAATGATTTGTTGGTTCTTCTTAATGAAGTTAGTTGTTAAAGGAACATTATTCAAACCTCTAGCAACTTTACCATTTTCTCTTTGATATTTAACAGGAAGCCAAAATACAGATTCTCTATCAATATAAAATGAATCTCTATTAAGAACAAATGAATAATCAGTTTCGATATCAGTTGAAATAACAGTTTCTATAGCATCAACTTGTGAACGAACTTTTGAATTTCGATAAGGTACTTCAAAACCATTAAAATCTTTTTTGAAATAATCAACCAAAGTCTCAAATGATGAATCCTCAGTTTCTTTCAATTCAGTCGGTGAAATTTTTGATGAAATCTCGATATGTGGAGTGATATTCAAATAGATATATGAAGGTTTTAAGAAATATTTATTTGTTGCTATAACACCAGCATCTTTCAATTCAGAAATGATTTTAACTTCGTCACCTTCGTTAATGTATAACTGTAGTGAACCTAAAAACTCATTCAATACCTCAGATGATGTTGGAATTGCCGCTATATAAGCATTTCCTAAGAAATTACGATTGCCTGGCTCTAATTGATCTCCACCTATAACATTAACTTCGTCTATCATATGGCCATATTGTGTTTTGATTAATGTATCATAATCATTACCAGTAACAGCACGTCCAGCCGCCGCAAAGAATCTTGGGGCATTATTCTTAATGGAATCTAATGTTTCATAATCTTCACCACCGAAAGAAGGAGCAGATGGTTCAAATTCTAATTTAGATACATCAACAGTTTCAATATCAAAAGATTTATTCGGTACTAAATTATTAGGGATTTCGATATCAATTTCGCCATTAGCAGTTTTGCCAATAGTCTCAAGATAATCAACAATAATAGTCTCAGTTAATGAAGGTGCTCTACCAACAATATTATTTCCGAAAATGATTTTAGGTGTACCTTCATTCAAAATATCTTCTTCTAGGAAATAAATTTCATCGCCTTGAATATCAAAGAAAGTCTTAGCTAAAGTCCACTCATTTTTAGAAGATTCTGAGGATTGTGTTGTATATACAGAAACCTTCATATTCGTTTCATCAATAAATTTCGATGGAACTGTGAATGTTTGTAAAGATTTACCTGAACCTAGAACACTAAATTTCTTATATACACCTTGAATCAATGTGATTCTTGGTTGTAATTCATTAGCGGCTGATGTCATTTCGAATGGATTTTTAGGATTAACTAATAAAGTAATTGGCTCAGTATTAACCCATGAATATCCATCTTCTGAACCCATAAAGACTGTAGAAGCTGGTAAAACTATTTTTGAATCTGTACTGAAAAATACATCGCCGGGATTATAGGTAAATACACCTTCCATACGTGAAGATTGAATTCGTTTTGGTTTATAACCTAAAGTTTTGGCGATTGATACAGCATTCTTCCGTAACGTGGTTGTATCTAAAAAATTATCATTCGCTACAGTTGATACCATATATGACATCATCATAGTGGTATATGCCATTGTGTCTATGATATATGCTAAGTTAGATCCTTCGAAGTCTAAAGGAGCATCATAAGTTCCTTGAGTGGTTAGAAATTTGACTACTTCGGCTCTAACATCTTCGAAACGAATAGCATTTAATGAAAATTGAAAAGTATCTGACATTTTATCTTACCTTTTCTAATGATGTCGTTAATTTGACTATATCTTTAGATGTGTTTATGGATAAATATATATCAATAATATATGTGTTCTGGATTTCGTCTGGTGTAACTACAACTCGTAATTTTGAAACTCTAGGCTCAAAATCAGAAATAGCTTGATATATCTCTTCCACAATATCAAGTGCTGTTATATCATCTATCATTTCAAATAAATATTGATTAAGATTACAACCAAATAACGGATTCATAACACGTTCGCCTGGTTGAGTCAATAATATATTATATATTGATTCGATTACTGCTTGTTCATTTGTTAACATACCTAAATCAGATAGACCATCGGCATTACGAGTTTTGGGAGCTAATATACCAGCTTTATTGACATCAAAGAAATACAGTTGCTTTTCTTTGGGAATAGTCTTATCTAATCTGGAAGATCTATCTTCACTAATTTCATCAAATGTACGAGGCATCTTTAATCCTAATTTGTTGTTTATATTATTTATAAAACAAAAAAAGCTACTAGATAAAATACCTAGTAGCTTTTTCAGATTAAACCTCTTTTTAACTTAGAATCTATTTATTTTGAAGATTAGCGAAAAACGCTTCATCATCATCTAAATCCCCATTTGATTCTGTGGATTCTGTAGACTCTCCGGCTGATTCTCCGGCATTGCTTTCATCTTCTGTAGTAGTTCCAGAGCTTGCTTCGTCTGCTTGTGAATTTCCTTCTGAATTTTCATTTGTTGTTTCAGTTGTTCTTTCATCTAAAGCCTCATCTTTCTCAACTTCTTCATCAGCAACAGGTGTAATACCTAACAAGTGACCAACCTGTTTAATGGTATCACCAATTTCAGGGAAATTCTTAGGGTCAGTAAATTCATCCAACGAATGAACAGATTCCATCATTTCGTTGATCTTATCTTCATCACCTTCGAATACAGGTTTTGGTTTAGAGAAAGCAGAATCATCATAATTAGGAACAGCGTCTTTTGAAATCTGAGCATCTTTGATTTTCAATTTGAAATCAGCACCATTGAAGATATCGAACGGTGTAAATTCTTCGAAATCGTCATCCTCAAGATCAGTCTCAGAAGGAAACATTTGTGCTTCAATTTTCTGATAAATCTTATAACCATAACGAAACAAGAATACTTTACCATTATTCTCAGAATCAAAGGGATCATTTACAACCATGATATTTGATACCCAGTTTTGTTTCCGAGCTCGTTTCTTTCCAATTTTCTTATCTGATTCATATACTGATTCATAATACTCAGAGTTCTTAGCACAGATAGGACATTTTGGGTCCCAACCGAAAGTTGAAATACAGTTGTTAATGTACCATTTTTTACCTGAACCATCAGAAGCGGTATATTTAAATGCGTGGTTGTAATAGTGAGCGAATGGATTTCCTTCTTGATCAGGCAAGAAACGCAAAGTATAGAATTTCTTCTTAGCGATTGCTTGTTTCCAGTCTGGTTTGAAGATACGGTCATCTTTGTAGGATTTGGTTTTGGATTCTTTTTCTTTAGAAATGTCGTCTTTGATTTTTTCCCAATTGAAACGATTTTTCCATTTTGAACCTGCCATATTATTTCTCCTTGTGGGCTTTCAACCCAGATTTTATGAGGACTATCAATCCTCTGTTTTAATTTTTACAGAGTATCATCTCTGTAATAGTATTTATACATTATACAATAAAACCTGATTTTATCAAGTTCTTTTATATTGCTTCCACAACCTTTATTATTTCTTCAATTAAAGCCTCCATCTCAATCTCTAATGGTACACTAATACCAGAAGCACCTTTATGTCCACCACCTTTAGAACCTTTGAAACACTTACTTACTTCAGTCGTGATATAATTACAATCATAATAACTATTAGTGGATCTTAAACTGAATTTCTTTAGTGCTTTGGATTCATAATCAAATAACACAAATAAATCAGCATCATACCTCAATGTATACAAATTATTATATTTGCCTTTGGGATTAACTGAGATTAAAACTTTATGTTTACCAAATTCAATCTCATGTATATAATCACTAGCTTCATCGAAATACTCATTCTGTTCATTAACTCTCGATTTGACAAATTCTTTCATTTCTGGAGTCCAAATCAATCCATTATAGAATTGTTTATAGAACTCTTCGAAACCACCATCCCAATATATCTCATTTAATGATAATCCTTCATTGAATTTTGAATCATCTTTTCGCCATTCATCATATACATCAATAATATTAACCAGTTTATCAAATTCTTTTGTTGGTTCTAATCCTAATGATTTAGCATATTCATAAGCTGTTTTTGTAGCAGAAAAACCTTTTTGCCATTTATATGTGAATTTAGACGAATATAATAATTTTAATCCTTCTAAGCCTTTTCTGTCATCACTACGTTCATGATGGTCAATATAAATTAATCTTTTGATATGAGAAATATCTAATATTTTTTTGAGTATATGAGTTTCAACATTCAAATCCGAAATGATTAGAATTGTTTCTTCTTGGGGATAAGAAACAAAATTTAAGATATTTTGAAATAAATCGCCGTAAGAAGTTTTAGATATTTGAAGTTCATCGAATCCCATAACATCATGAAATAATTTATTTATGATAATTGAACATCCAACACCGTCCATATCTGAATGAGTTATATTTTTAATTAGCATCTTTTATTCCATTCTGATAAAGCGGCTTTTGCGGAATACATTCTTCGGGAGGTAGCAGTACAATTACAACATACAACAATAAAGGAGTTAATATAATCTTCTTCGACTTGTGCTTCGAATTTACCGCAATATGGACAAGATTTGTATCCTCTAGCATCGAATACATTTTGTAGACTATCTTCTATATTTTGTAGACTATCTATAAATCCCATTTTTATTCCTCTAAGAAATCTTCCAATGAAGTTTCTATTTTTTTGTTTGGGAACCAATTCTTTTTGATGAATTCCATTTCAACTTTCTTTTTCAAAATTCCATCAATATTGTCAACTATCTCTTCAATTTCAATATCATGTTCCGCCGCAAAATCAACTATAGTTTCAATATATCCAGCATAACCATAGTTGATTTTGAAGCGTTCTATTAGTAAGTTAATACCTTCCATTTAATCAATTTCCTTTAAGAAGTCCAATTTAGTTTGTTCCGTAATTTCATCTTTTTGTGATTTCGTTAAATTACAATCATCAGGAAATTCAACAGTTAATTCAATACCATTATTATGTTGATTAATTTCTAATATATAATCCACATTGTATTGATTATGATGGAGAAATAACTGATTGTCTTTTGCTTGAACTTTATGGTGAGTTTCAATTTTGTTCATTTCTGATTTCCTTATAAGTAATTATAACATAGATCTATGATTTGTCAAGTTTTAAAGTTTTCTTTAAAACGAATCCAACTATTTGTGTATCATGATCTGACCATAACTCATCACATATATATTCAGAATCCTCTAAAATTAAATCTATATCTTCTCGATAATCCAAAATCTCATCGTAATTCTCTTTCGCTGTTCGATCCTCCGTGTCTATACGAACATAAAATTCAGAATTCGTTTGATTAAGTTCACCACCATAAAATTCAGCTACACGTATCAATACCTCCGGATATTCCATTTATTCCTCATCTTTCAATTCAACTATCTTATCATATAAACAAGTCCATTGATCCATAAATGGGTCGTCAATATTGTTATGATAATGTCCAAAATACCAACGTTTGAATGAGTTAGAAAGGAAGAACTTTAGTGTCGATAGTTGTTCCTCAGAGTGGTCAGCTTGCCAATGATGCATGACCTCAAATGGCATAGCATGTTTTGCCCATTCAACTGGAGCACAATGCGATAACACATAATCAATATTGAGATTAACGTCTTTTGCGGATTTACAAGCATCTCGTATATTGTCATCGGTTATCTCTTCTGCTTTCCACATCGTACTTCCCCATTTACGATATTGTCTATCATGGGAATGCGCACCACCAATCGTGAGAATATTTGAACCATTAATTCGATAACATTTACCACGATGTAGGTGAAAAACAGAATGAGCAACAATTCCAACAGTTGATCCATACATTTCCTTTTCTGGAAGATTTTCTAATAAATCGAAATTCTCATGATTCCCGTCCACAAAAAGTGTAGTCCAAGGTTTATCATCTAACCATTGAAGTCGATTCTCTTCCTCTTTAGTTCGCAAATGTGACCACAAAATACCAAAATCACCTAAGATAATAACAACATCTTTTTTAGTTAGATCCTTACCTTCTGGAAATACAGAGGAAGATAAATTCAATTGTGGTTGACCGTGGATGTCACCAGTTACAAAGATTCTCCCTTTATTTGATGTTTTCATTTTATTTCCTAGCAATCGCTTTTGAGAGTTCAGGGGACATTCCACCAAAATCTTCAAATCGTGTATTAATTCGTTCCATTAATTTAGTTTCTTCTAAACATTTTTCTAAGAAATTTGGGTCACTTAAATGATTAGCTCCTGGCGTTGGTAAAAAACGATACCATCTAGCAATTTGGATTCTATCACCAGATTCAATTTCTTCAGCACTTGGATAATGATACATAATTTTTAGTCTCTACTAAAAGGGATTATAAGAACTTCTTTAAGAGCTTTTGTTGCTAATTGAATCGAAGATAACGTACCTTTAGATTTCCCATCCCAAAAAGCGACAACCATATCACAATTTTCTATGATTTCTTTATTGCGAATAAAACCGGCACCACGACCAAAACGATTCCAATCAGGATAGAAAATTTCAGTTATGATTGAATTTTCGTATGCGTATTTCTCAGCTAATGTATCCGCACCACGCGCCCCACCTGAGATTAATTTACATATATCAAATTGATCTAATGTACTAAACATTAATTTTTCGTTATTGAACTCTCTCGAACCTATTACAGCTATATTCATTATTTTCTCCAGAGAAATAATTTTTAACTCTTAAATACATTATACACTATTTCTCTGGAGAAGTCAAGTTTTAACTGGTAAATGGCTCTAATGCTTTATCAAGAATCTTTCGAGAAGTTTCAATTTCTTCCAATTTCTCTTGAATATCTTTACCATTTTTCTCAGCAACCATCATATCAACAGCTTTTTTGAATGCTTGTGGTCCAATATCAAATTGAGTACAGGCAACATCAATAATATCTTCTTGAATATGACGATTAGATTCCACAATATCAGACTCAGTATTTTTCGCAGAATCCATTAATTTCTTCAACAATTGAGGTCCTTGTGTTGGCAATTCTTCTCCAAAATATTCCAAATCCCATAATGTTTCAACTTTTTCATTCTTACCATACATAGTCATTTCAGCATATTTGTCGTGATTGACACTAATCGAAATACCAGCTTCACCAAAATATGAATTTAGATTATCAACTAAACCTAGTCCAGTCATAATCTCTACCATAGCAACAATTTGTTTCCTGAATGATTCCATTTTTGCTTTGGAATCTTCTTTAGGTACACCCGCTTGATAGAACATTAGTTTCTTAGCAAATTCAAATTTAGTGGCATCCTTTTCTGAGAAAATTAATTTCCACAATTTCTTCTGTCTGGAAGCTGAAGGTTTGAAAATCTCGTTGATTTCCATTTTAGCGATTGCGGCTACTTCTAGTGCTTCTTCATAAGATTCAAATACCATTGGTTCTTTAGTTTCTGACATTTTGTACTCCTTAGTTAGTTGATAAATCTTTCTCTAAACAAAAAACATTACAATATACATTTCTAGTATCTATCCCAGGCTTGAATTTTACATGGGAAGTACCTTGAATTGTTATATCTCCCATTATAATAGCATTTTTGCCATCTGTCAACATTTTTCCGCATCCAGCACATCTATTATCTATTAATGCTACTGCCATATTTTTCTCCTTTATTGTGTTATAAGCATATAAAAGTGACATTTACCAATCATTTCATATGCTTATATCACTATTAAAATATAATCCTATCTTTAAACCAATTTGGTAACTTATTCTTATCCATACTATAAAAATATTCCATAGACTCATCCAAAATATAAGTTATACAATAATCGTCATCAGATCTAGTAGCACGACCAGACATCTGCATTATCTCTTGCCACATCTTATTCCTATACCAATCTCCAGATAATGCCATCTTTTGTTTAACACGTTCATCACCTAAACTCATAAATGGCAATTTGATTATAATTTGAAATCTTGCTAAATCGTCATCTAATGAAACTCCTGTTCCCATTGATGGAGATAATAACACTGTTTTGTTCTTTGAAGATTGATGTCGTTCCATTAAAACATTATTGGTTGTGGCATATCTACCCATATTACGATGTAAAAGGCGTTTAGAAAATATAGAATTATCACCAATATATTTGGTAATTTTATAATTGGTGGAATGAATTATACCTTTATCATCTTTATGTTCATTCAATATTCGGTCTATAACTTTTAACGCTTTAGGTAAAGTTCTATCAATTTCGGAATAATTAAATTTACCGACACCCATATGAATTATTGGTGATTCTTCTTTATCAAAAGTGGTATCTGCGAAAACGAAATTACAATCTTTTCTTTGTATACCCAATTCATCAATAAATGCTTTAGGTGAACCAATTGTTGCTGATAAGAATAGAAATTTAGAAGCTGAACCACATTCACAATAAGGTCCAAATAATGAAGAAGCTTTTAATGGGGTTAGTGTTAATACATCATCTTTGATTGAAGTAACCCATTGTTCTTCATCTCTTGTTTTTTGATAAATTTCAATCTTGCCAGCTAAGTTAGATAAACCATCTATTTGAGATTTTAATTTCTTTATTAATGATTTATCTTTAGGTGGAATATTATTAATTTCAGTATCTGAGATTGGCTTCTCTTCACAAAATCCAAGTTTACCAAATATAGATGCTAACATTTTGTCCAATGTTATTTTTTCTAAGGAAATTCTCTCACAAATCGAATCCACCAATTTCTGTTGGTCTTTAGGTGAATTTTTGTTTAAGAATTTCCAATCCATCTCATAAATGCCATATTCTTCTTCTAATTTGTCTGGATCAAGAATAATTTCACCAAAACTGATTAATTGAGATTCTAATAAATGTGCTTCATCAGCAACTAATAAATCTCTAAATTCCTCAGCAAAAGGACCACCTTGTTTAGATAAAAGAAAATAAGCATAATTGGTAATAATGTTTTTTGACATTAATGCTTTTTTCTTTTGATTGATATATTTACAAATATCCTTTTTATTACACCTTCCTATAATATGAGGAAATGAAACACATGGAGCATCACCAGCAGTCATAGCAGGATTAATTCCACATTTATAATTTGCTTTTCCTCTGAGGTCTACAGCTTCGCCGGGACCATCTGTATATTGCTCCTGTAACTGTTTTGTATGAGTTAAAATATATGATTTACCAGCCGCATATGATGCCGCCATAGCAATGAACGCTTTTCCAACACCTGTTGGAGCATCAACTATATGATATTTTTTATCCCAATTCTTAGCTATATCTTCAGCAACTTTAACCTGTGTGGGTCTAGGAGTAACATTATTGAGTTTATACCAATTAAGTTGTTTATCTAATATTAATTGATTCAATTAAATTCCCCACTTTGTATTTTGTTCAAGTGAGAATTCAAAATTAGTTATTGAATCCAAACGGAATGACCTCCAACCTTCAGCTTCCAAATCATAACAAGCAATAACATCAGTATTGATTTTACGTGGAGTTTTAGGATCTTTAGGATCTTTTGAAAGTACCGCCTGAGGTAACAACATATAATTCAAAGTACATAACATAACCCGTTCAGAACCATCAACTTTGTTAAATGTGATTTCTACAACATTTTCGTGGAGCATAGATAGGAATGTTGCTCTCATTTTCGCAGAGAAAATATCTTGACCATAATCGCTAGTCTCGTTGGTCTTTGGAATACTCATTTTGGTCCCTTTCGTTTAATTTTTCGCTATAGTATGTATTTGTTTCTGGACAATAACATGTTAATTCTAATCCATACACACAACCAGTATCTATACCTATTTTATTTTTTTGGATTAATACTTTATTCATTGGAGTATGACCAAAAACGACAATTTTACCAAAGAATACTTTAGAATTCAAAAAACGATTTCGAATCCATAACATATCATCTTCAATTTGGTTTTCTAATTCTAATTCAGGATAAACTCCAGCATGAACATAAAAATATTTGTCATCTTCATAAAACAGTGGTAATTTTTCCATCCATTCTTTATCTTCTTTGGGAACTTTTGGTAGATTTTTTCTCCAAAGAGCACTAGCTTCTTCATCTCTAAAATCAGGTCTTACTTTTTCTTCTGGAGTTCGAGTATCATATGAATTTAAAGTTGTATCGCCTCCATTAGATATCCAGATTTGTGCGTCACGTTTTTTTGTACACATATCTTCATGATTGCCTTTTAGAGCTATCGCTTGCCCAGATTCTGTCAATTCTTTGACATATTGAACTACCTGTTTAGAATATAAACCACGGTCAATATAATCACCCAAGAAAACGAATTTGTCACCTTGCTCAAATGGTAGTTTATTGATTAATCTTAATAATGTATGATAGCATCCATGTATGTCACCAATTGCGTAAGTTTTCATTTGGATTCCTTAAAATGTTTGTATTGTTTTTCAACATATAACTCTAAAATTTGAGAATTGTATTCGTCATCTCGAACATAATTATAATAATCTAAAATCCGCAATTTAGATTTAGCATGAAGGTCGCTAATGATGCCATATATTTCAATACGTTTAGCACCTAATTGTTCCAATTCATCAATAAAATCGTCTGGAAATAAACAATCCTCCACTTTCTCGTTACTATAAAAGTCTGGATTATAAATGGTAATATAACACTCACTGTAATCTAATCTACCATATACCCATTCATACCCTTTGTACTCAGGAAATAATGCTAAAATTTTAGTAGACAATAAACCTCTAAGGCGTTTAGCTTCAGGAATCCAAATTTCTCGATGCTCTTGTTTGGTTTTTTGACAATATGCGAAATCGCCCTGAGCATGTTGATGAGCCTTTATTAACTCGTTAACATCTCCGGATAACCCTAGATTACTAGTAAGGATTTCAATATATTCTACATATTTGTTCATTATTTTCTCCAGATTTCTATAACACCACGTAAATATTGTGAGATATCAGATTTGAAATCTACCCAAATATCATTCTTAATGAATACAATAAATCTAGTACTAAATATCAATAATATCCAACC